TGATGTGGCGTCTTCAGCGGCAATTGTAATTGTGCTGCCTGAAATTGTAGTATCAATTGCTTCACCACCTGAAACTTGTAAAGTTGTTCCCAAATCAATAGTTGATACAGTTGATGTGTCGTCAGCAAATTTTATATTTGAATTTATAATTGATGCGTTAGCAATATCTGTAATCGTATTTGATAAACCTGAAATTGTTTTATTTTGAAAAGTATCTGTTGTTGTTCTAGCAACTAATGTATCTGTTGCAGTAGGTAAAGTTAAAATACCTGTATTAGCAATTGAGCTTATAACAGGTGTCGTTAAAGTTTTGTTTATGATTGTTTGAAAAGCTGTTTCTGTTACAAAATTATCATCACTTAACGCTGTGTTAAATTCAGCAGTTGTACCTGTAAGTGTATTTGCATTTAAATTAATTGTTTTGTTTGTGAGTGTGGCTACACCTGAAGATGTTGCAATCGTACCATCTACACTAATAGTTAATATGCCGCCTGCTGTAATTGAAGTATCTATTCCAGTACCACCTACAACTTGAATACCACCTCCTAAAGAAACCTGTGCTGTATTTGCTAAGTCGTCAGAAACTATAATATTAGGAGAAGAAAATGCTAAATTTGTACCATCGCCTAGTGCTGTATATAATTCTGTAAAGTTATCGTTTATGATTAAACCACCAGCTCTTAAATTTGAGCCTGTGCCATCATTAGGTACGAATCCAATATTGATAATTTGCTTTGCCATTTATTTGTGCTTCTCTATATTTATAATCATTTTATGGTGTTGTATCATCAAAAGTTATAGTTGGGTTAGATGGATTATAACCATCATTTAATTGGTCAAATGTTACCATTGAGTTGTCAAATTGATTTAATGGTATAATAATAGTAATAAAAGCTGGCATAGTAAGTCTTGTTTTTACTAAACGTCCTAAATCAGTTGAACAAAACAATAAAGTATTATCGTTATGATCTAATATTGTTCTTGTACCAATTGTAGTATTTTTTCCTAATTCTTCTAATGAATAATTTGTACCTGAATAAGTAAATGTTCTTAAAACTTCTCTATTAATTGTACCATATCTAGGACCAGTATAGCCGAAACCATTTACAACTTGAACACCTGCAAATACTCCTCTAGGTCTTGTAACAAGAGAAAGATTAATAGGTAAAGGTGAAAATAATGTAACATCTCTAGTAGTTGAAGCAAAAGGAGAAATGGTAGAAGTATCTAAATCTCCAGGTGCACCTAATAAAGGATTTGCTCTTACAGTAGTGCCATCTGTTGGTGTGCCTAATCTTCTTCCTAAAATTGTTGTAAATATTGTATTCAATATAGCTAAGAATGGCTCTTCTAATACGCCTGATATAGGGCCGAAAACAGGAACTTTTATTTTTGCATCTAGTCTGCTATTAATTTCAACAAGACCTGCAAAATAAAAACCTGCTGTGTGCATTGTTTTTTTAAATGCGTCTCGCCAATTACTAATAGAACGTGCAACTTTTAAAACGTAAGAAAAATCTTGGTAATATAAACTGTCTTGTATTTTCATTGTATTTTCAGAAATACTTCCTTCTTCGTTTAAAAATCTACCATCAGTGTCAAAAATAGAACCTATACCAAACGTAGCATTAGCCACATTTGTTTTTATAATTTTTCCTGTTGCACCAGTCAAGGTTGTTGTAATTACGTCATTTATAGAAAATGTGCCTACAACATTTTTTAAAACTAATAACTGTGTATTCAAATTATACGAAACAATTTTACCTGATTTTATACCTGAAGTTACAATATCATCTATTATAAAAGTACCGGTAGTTTCTTTTATAATTAAATTTGTATTAAATGTAACAGTAGGTGGAGATGGCGAACTTTCATGCGAGTAACCTGCTTCTATTACTTTTACCTCTTTTACATTACCTACACTATTACCATATGCTAATAACGTTCCACCAACACCAGTAGCACTATTAATACTAATAATGGGTAATGACTTATAGTTAAAACCAAAACTTTCTACAAATATATCAGTTATATCTCCTACGCCTGTACTTGATTCTTGTATTATTTTATCTCCTGAATATATGTCACCAGAAGTCGTTTCATTTTCTAAAACTATATGGTCTTCAGTAGTGCTAGTACTATCTTCAAGTGTAAATCCTCCGTTTACAACTGAAATAAATCCAGCAGCACCACCGCCATTTGTGCCACTGTTATTAAAAACTAATTCATCACCTATTGTGTAGTTTAATCCTTTTTGATCAATTATAATTTCTGTTAAAGGTGCATTACCGACTGTCTTAACTTTTAATGAAGCTCCTTTACCACCTCCTGAAATTGCTATATTATCATCTTCACTATATAAAGCTGATCTATTGGTAATTGTATTTGTTGTGAGTAATCCTGTTACTACAGCTTTAATTGAATTTTCACTATCATCAGTTTCAGTACCTCTAACAATTTCACCTACTATAAAATTACCATTTAATGTATCTAAATTTAACGTAATTTCTGAAACTGTCTGGTCAACAATTAAAGATTTTAAAACACTTTCTACAATAGCAGTAGCACCTGAAGTAAGACCTGTTATTGTTCTACCTTGTAAAAAAGAAGTATTACCTTGCGTATCTAAAACACGAATAATTTTTCGAAGGTCCCAATTACCATCAGAAACACGTAATAAATTATCTCGTGGTAATATCGTATCAGACTCTTCGTTAAACATCAACCTAAAAAATAATTGATGACCTTGCTTAGTACCTTTTAATTGATAAAGCGATTTTATATTTTTTATTAATTTTCTTTTATCTACACCTGCGTTAATATCTTGTGGTAATGTATTTAAAAATTCTGATACAAAGTTTGATAAAAAATCCGATATTGTATTATCAGGATCTCTTAAATTTAATAATTCTTGTATATTGTTAACAGGATTAGGCCTATATCTATTTAAAACAGCACTTGCATTTGAACTTAAACCCGTAATCACTTCGCCTTTTATAAATTTGTTTTGCGATACAACAAACAATTTATTATTATCTAAATCTTCTGCTAGTAGTGTTGAAGTAGCTTTTGATGTTTGACCTTGTACTATTTCACCTCTGGTAAATTTACCAAAAACAGAACTTTCTAAAAGTATTTTATCGTTTTCATCTAAATTTTTAATTTCTGTTTCTTTATTTGTTCCATCTAATACTAAAAAGTTTACTTGATCTGTTTCAGATTCTAATTGAAAACCATCTGTTGTTTCAACACCTGTCACTACCAACTCGGCAGCTTCCATAAATGAATAATATGTTTCTAAAAACTTTAAAAATTTAGGATGGTCTTCTAATACGAAATCAGGAACTTGTGAACCAATTAAATTGGATATTGTATCTTTAAATATAGCCATAATTAATAGCTAGTTGTTGTTGTGTATCCTACTCCTGCATCTGATGAACCGCCAACAAAAGTATCTGGCTCAACTACCACAGTTGAATTAGCTATATCTATTTCCAAAATTTGATTTCGAACAGGTACAACATCATTTGAATTTGGTTTTACTGTTAATTCAATAACAGTTGAAGCTGCACCTCTAATATTCTCAACCACGGAAATATTTAACGAGTTAAGGGTGATTGCACCCGTAGTATAATTAATTATGCCTTGTGTATTATTTGCATATGTACGAACACCATTTACAAGTCTATATCTTCTAATGTTACCTCTTACTGAACTATCAGGAAATATGGTTTGTGTGCCGTCATCATCTAAAAAAAATACGTTAGTTGTATCGCCATTAATTTTAAATCCTGATGAAACTAGTATACCGCCATTGATTGCATTAAATCCTGCTACAGGATTATATAATGGATTTCTAAAATAAATGTTATATAATTTTGATTGATTCAATGTTGGAGTAAATGTTTTACGAATTTCTAATTTAGTAATATTTGAAAGAATGCTCGTGTCTGTTTCATCAATTAATTTTAATAGTTTTGAATATCTAAAAACTCCATCAAATTTTGATAATGTATCATTATTATAATCTGTTATTGTAGTTATAACTTCTGATTTTATTGTTGGTGCTGATTTTGATGTAACTCTACTATTAAATTTTACTGTTGAATTTAATATAATTTTAGTAATTTCTGGATCTATAATTTCTGGTCTAACAGAAGCTACGTTATAAGGTTTTAGTGCCGTGATTATACTATTTTTTGTACTATTTGTTAATGTAGAACCAGAACTTGGTTTGACAACAATTTTTACAACACCATATACCGGCGTTTCTTCATCTTCACCACCATAAGCGCTTATTGCTGTAGCACTAGGATAAATTGAACGCACTAGTGTTTCATAATCAGAAGTTGTTACAGCACGATTTTGCGTTGTATAATTTAGAGGTGCATTAAAACGAATTGATTCTTTTGTTTCTGCTAAAGCTCCGCCTTCTGCATTTGAAACGGTAGCAACAGTTATATCTGTAAAACCGGCAATAGGAGAATTAATTGTAAAAGTAGAAGCTCCATTTGCTTCTTGTACATTTGTAACAATATATTCTAATATTACAATATTGCCATTATTTAATTTTTGACTTAAAATACCGTCACCAAAATAAACTTGAAATCGGCCGTTTTCTACTTCTTGTAAAAAATAAACTTTTGATGTATTAGTAACATTATTATAACCACCTGCTAAAGTATAGACATTTGTTGTAGTATCTACAACACTATTTTGAACTGAAACTTTTAAAGTTGTTGTATCTGCAAATTCACTTGGTATTATAAACTTTTGGTCAGGATCATTTGTATCAACTGAATATTTAAAAGTTACAAGCGTGCCTTCATACACATCTATATTATCAAATAAAAAAACTCCGTTAATAGGATTAATTGTATATGATTCATTTGTAACAAACTGAAAATTCTGGCCATTTACTATTGATGTGAATACTGTTCCTTTTGGCATTGTAAGTGTGGAACCTGTAACATTATTTACAGTGACATCTAATTCTGCATAAGGAGCTCTTACGGATGAGGGAGTATAATTTATCATTTTTGCTAACGATACAATATTTTTTCGTATGTCAGCACTGTCTAGGAACATTTCATTTGCCAACATATTGGCATTAAATCCTAGATAATGTGTATTGTAAGCGAGTATGTCTAATAGAATTGCAAAGCCTGAACCTTCAAAATTATAATCTTGGAATTCGGATTGATTTTGTAAAAATGTTTTTAAATTGGCCTTTATATTATCAAAATCAAAATCTGATATTTCTAATTTATGGTTTGACATTAACGTAATCTTTCTAAAAATGTTTGCACTTCTATTGGGTCTTGTGTTCCTACTACATAAAATAAAATTCTCAAATCATATGAATTTAAATCTATATCAGGTCTTGCAGCCACTTGAACCAATTTTATACGTGGTTCATAATTATTTAAAACTTCAGCTACTTTTCTTTGTAGATTAAGAGCTGTCAAAGGCGTCATAGGTTCAAATAACATAGCTCGTACATCAGAACCTAATTCAGGATGAAACGGTCTTTCAAAACGAGATGTGTTAATTAAATTTCTAACACTTCTCTTAACAGCTTCTATATCTGTTAATTTATTTACATCACTTGTTGCCGTATTACGACCAAAATTTAAATCTAAATCTTTATACTGGCGTGTTGCTCTTTTACTCTTATTTAAAGCCGTTGTACCAGCTGAATCGTATATAGGCATATGCAATATTTATAATGATTCTCATTAGCCACCGCAGAAAACATTTGGCGAACCTTCGGCTACTGAAGTACATCCTGAAATTGCGTCACCTATACGGCCAGCTCCTTTACCATTTACAAAAACAGTAGTAGAACCCACAGCTATTGGTGCTGCGTGAGCTGGACAAGGCACGCCAGGCAGTAAATGAACAGTGTTATTATCGCCTTGTCGTGACCAAGCAATGCCATTCACAAATACATTATTTGAACCTTGATTTCTTGTTGGTGTTGAACAATGCGTAACGTCTTTATCTCCAATTCTAGTTGCAGCTGGCATATTATTTTCTATTTGTATTTTTTTCTCTAATCATCAACTCTTTTAACTTATCATGCCACGTTTCTATTTCTTTATGCTGTTCTTCAGTATGTGGACCATCAGGTATTTCAGGTAAAAATTTTATTAAATGTTGAAATTTTTGTGGTATATCTTCAAAATTATTATACTTTTCTAATTTGCCATTTTTTAATACAACAAATTCACTAGGCATTATCTACCTTGACCTCTATAAAATTTTTTCATAGATTTTTTTTTATGTTTATTTAATTTTTTAGCGTGTCTTCTAGGCCTTTTTACTTTATTTTTTTTAAAAAATGTAGGAACTCCTGAAAAACTAACTCGTTTTGCCATAATTTAGTAATTATTTATAAAAAATCATTAGAATTATAGGAAAATGTATATTTTTTTAGAAAAAACACTTAAAATTTTTAAAATACTGAATAAGTTATTGATTTTACTTACATATTTCTTTAATTTTGTCTTATTTTTGACATAATTGCTTGTTATATTATATGAATATAAACAATAAAAGGAAAAATTAAATGTTTTCAAAAGACGATCTAAAAACTTTATTACTGGCCGCTGCAATTATAGCGCTTGGTTATGGATTATTATTTGGATTTCATTACATATCGGAATGGTTAGGTATCTATGAACAGCTTAGATATTAAATTAAAGTGGTCAGCTACGGCCGTTTTGGTTGCTGCTACTGCATTGACATCATTAAACATTTATCCTTTGGGACCAATGTTATATTTACTTGGTGGTTTACTTTGGTTGATAGTAAGCATTATGTGGAAAGAGCCTGCATTAATCGTAACCAATCTTACATTAGCATTAGTTAATGCGATTGGATTAATTTATAACTTAATAATAAAATAATATGAAATACGCTGATAAAATAATGAATACACAAAAGTTTAAAAACGTTTTATTGTCCGCTGAAGGACTTATTAAACAATTTAAATCTCCTGATTGTGAAAGATCAATCGCCAAAGGCATACCTATTCAATTTTTAGGAATTTTTTATGATTACTCTAAAATGGTTCAACCTTTAAGAATACGTTATAGAGGTAAAAGTAAATACTATTCAGACGGTTATTGTTATTATCGTAGACCTGTGGATTATATACACAGAATTTATGCTGATAGCTTTGCTATTTACGAAAGATTATAAAAAAAATTAAATTTTTTAATCTCTATTATCTACAATTCGACCTTGAGTCTCTCTTTGTATATCATCATGGTCAAATTCTGCCCAATATAATTCAAAAGCCACGCCATCTTCTATGCCTTCGAATTGATGATATATGCCAGGTTTTATTCTTGTAAAATCACCTGCTTTTAAAATTGTATTATCAATAAGGCCGTCTTGTTTACCTTTTTGCCAAGCTCTTATTAACATTTTACCAGACTCAACGTAAAATCCGTTCCATTTAAATGCGTGTTTATGTTTTGAACATTGAACGCCAGCTTTAAATTCTATTCTATGAAATTCTAATACGCCGTTAGCGTGTATTAATTCTGTTGATCCCCAAATTTTACCTGCTTTCATAGACAATTATTTATGTGTTTTGTGGATGTAAATTTTTTAAAAACATCCATACTTTCATAGTTGGCAACCATCCTAATTTTTTTAATTCACTATTATCACTAGCATTACTTTCAGCTTCACAGTCTTCACCTTTTTTTAAAGGCACTTTAAAACCTGCTTTTTCAATTACCTCTTTTACATTATATAACTGGCCAGAACTAACCTCATATGTTTTATTTTTATCTTTTAATCCTAGTTTTACAAATAATAATATAGCATTTACCACATCATCAATGTAAATAAAATCTCTTGTGTGATTTGTTTTATATTTTACTGTACCATTTACAATGTAATCAAACAACATACCTTTTCTAGGTTTTTCTCCATAAGTAGTTGAAAATCTTAAGCCAACTTGACCAGGTCTTGCGGCCTCTTCCATTTTCTTTTTACTTTCTCCGTATGGTGATAACGTCCAATTATGTACACTTGAACTTGAAGCATATAAACAAGGTATGTTTT